CGAGCCTCCATCACCACTTAAATAAAGAATCTCAGGTCTCCCCTTACTAATACTAATAACGTAAAGAAAAGTGTGTGTAAGTAGTTGTTTTATATAGGGTATTAGGCGATTAGCAAGTCACAGCTATAAAGTTCGTAAATAGTAATAACCGACAATTAGCCCAGTGACATTTCATACCCGAATATCCGCTTCACCCCTCGTGTTCTACGAATTCATAAAAAGTGCCACCGTTCATATACTTTGTGAGCGTCGCCGCTGGTGCTAATGCGACCGCTGCACTGTGGTCATATGGATTGCATTGTAATCAATGGGCGATGTTCTTACACTTGCACCAGCCCTCGCAGTTGCCACTATGAGGTTTGGCGGACTTCGGTCCGCCCTTTTTATTCGAAAGGAGTGCTCAATGAGCATAGGTAATAAGCATCCGCACTATCACAAAGACGTGCGACACTTGCAGACGATTGACGTGTATCGCGTGCTCGCTCTGTTCAACGTCACAGACCCGTGCATTCAGCACGCTGTCAAGAAGCTACTGGTCGCAGGTGGGCGCGGTGCGGGTAAGGACTTGGGCAAGGATGTCCAGGAAGCAATTGACAGCCTGCAACGATTCCAGGAGATGCGTGTGGAAGACACCACTCCACTGAAACAACTCGACGAGCAATGCACCGTCGGAAGGGACAGGTTCCAGCCATGAGCGAACAATCTAAACTCATGTCGCTTGCGGAAGCGGTGACGAATACAGTGGTGGGCTTGTTCCTTGCCTTCATGGTGAATGCTGCACTGATGCACTGGACAGGTGTTACCGCCAGCGCGATGCAGAACCTGCTGATTGTCGGCGGACATACTGTGGTCAGTGTGGTGCGCTCGTACCTGCTGCGACGCTTGTTTAATGCAGGGTGGCGCCCGCGCCTGCAGGCATGGTGGATATGCAAGCGGCCAGCAGTGGTGCAGTTCCTTGATCGCATGGCGGACGCTTACGGTAAATATGGACGTGGAAGGCCTTTCCGATGACTCGCATCAACCTAGTTCCACCAGTCGAGCTGATGGATCAACACCTGTTCGCGGAGTTCCGTGAGATCAAGATGGTGCCCAAGTCCTTGGCTCGCAGTATCGCAGCGCGTGGAGTGCAAGGCGTGCTTGAGCGCATACCTGCCCGCTTCACCTTGAACACGGGTCACGTTAGCTTCTTCTATGATAAGGGTGCATACTTGCTTGAGCGGTATGGGCTGCTGAGGGTGGAGCTGGAGCGTCGTGGCATCAACTTCAACCGCGAGTCCATGTTCGATCCGGACGGTACTATGCTCAGTGAGCACTGGTGCAAGTATTGGGAACCGGACGCGGATGCACTGCAAATCATTCGGACCCGCATTGCGGAGAAGATTCAACTGAAACCGTCTTGGTATAGATACGAAGGAGTTCCATTAGCATGAGCATCAACATTCGACAGAAGGGGCAGGAAGGGGAGCGCGAGATTCAGCGTGCCCTGGAGCCAATCGTTCGCAAGGTAATGGAAGCGGGCGGTTATGCACTGCCTGACAAACCCATCATTCAGCGGAACCAGAATCAGTCTGCTGTGGGAGGCAGTGACCTGAGCAACACGTTCGGGATGTGTATTGAAGTCAAACGCCAGGAGCAGTTGTCCATCAATACGTGGTGGAAGCAATGCACTGACGCGGCAAAGCAGAACGGTGAGACGCCCGTCTTGCTGTATCGACAGAACGGGAAGAAGTGGCGCTGTGTGGTCATGGCACAGCTTCAGCTCCCTGCTGTGGATACGATCAGCTCGTTCATGATTGCACGCATCGAGATGTCGTGGGACGCCTTCCTGAGCTGGTTTGAAGAATGGGTTCGCCGACAATTACTACTCGGCCACGTTCCACGAGTCTGAGGACGACAGCTTGCTAGATTGATATCCAGACCGCTATACTCTGAGCGAATAACATTCTTGGAGTATAGCGTGAGCGAGATGGCCGACACCTTGGGCAAGACGGAGCGCAAACTGCGCGACCGCTTTGTCGAGGAATATCTAGTGGATTACGACGCCTTTGGCGCCGCGATCCGCATTGGCTATTCGGAAGCATTCGCACGCCAATACAGCCAACAATTCATGCTCGAACCGTATGTGCGGAAGCGCATTACATCACGCGAGCAAGAGCTTGGAATCACAACCGAAGAAGACCAGCATCGTCGCAAGATTGTGTCTGGTCTTTACCGCATTGCACACAGCCCCAAGTCAGCAGCGTCCGCTCAGGTTGCTGCATACACACAGCTGGCCAAGATCGTGGGCATCGAGGCACCTGTTAAGACACAGCAGGAAGTCACCGTCACCAGTACGAGCCCTGAGATGGATCACTTGACGTTGGAAGACTTGGAAGCGATCAAGAAGAAGCTCTATGTTAAGACTGCCTAGTGAGATAGACCTAGACCGTGCTATCGCGTCCAAATCATTCGCAGGGTTCGTCAGAGCAGCATGGCACATCCTGGAACCGTCCTCGGAACTGAAATGGGGATGGTCGCTTGACGCGATCTGTGCTCACCTTGAAGCAGTGTCGCGGGGTGAGATAAAGCGCCTGCTGATAAACGTGCCCCCAGGCTGCATGAAGTCGCTGCTCACAGGGGTACTATGGCCAGCCTGGGAATGGGGCCCACAGGGGCGCCCAGGGCTCCGCTACCTAGGCACAGCACATAAGCAGGATCTGGGCGTGCGCGATAACTTGAAGTGTCGCCGCTTGATTCAGTCCGAATGGTATCAAGCACGCTGGCCCTTGAAGCTCACCAGCGACCAGAACGCCAAGACTAAGTTCGAGAACGAATACACTGGCTTCCGCGAAGCGATGGCCTTCACCAGCATGACCGGCTCACGGGGTGACCGTGTGTTGCTGGATGACCCCTTGTCTGTTGATCACGCGAACAGTGACGCTGACTTGCGTGCAGCTGAACTGACCTTTACCGAAGCACTGCCCACCCGTGTGAATAACGACGAGTCAGCAATTGTGGTCATCATGCAGCGGTTGAATGAAAAGGATACCAGCGGCATCATTATCAAGCGCGAGCTCGGTTACGTGCATCTATGCCTGCCTATGCGATTTGAAGCAGAGCGCAAGTGCATGACCCGCATCGGCTTCCAAGACCCTCGCACTGTGGATGGAGAACTACTGTTCCCGGAACGGTTCCCCGAAGAGACGGTGGCATCGCTCGAGAAGACGATGGGCAGCTATGCGTCAGCGGGTCAATTGCAGCAGCGCCCCGCTCCCCGCGAAGGCGGTATGTTCAAGAAGAGCTGGTTCAACGTGGTGCGTGCAGTACCAGCGGGCACGAAGTTCGTCCGCGGATGGGACTTAGCAGCTACCGAAGGGGCAGGCGACTGGACAGCAGGGGTCAAGATTGGGCAGCAGGAGAACGGTCGTTTCATCATTGTCAATGTGACACGCGATCGCCTCAGTCCGTCAGGTGTCGAGAAGCTGCTAGTGAATACAGCAAGCCAGGACGGATATAACTGCAAGATTTCGATTCCACAAGATCCAGGACAAGCGGGCAAGGCTCAAACGTCTTATCATGTGCAGAAGTTGGCAGGGTATCAGGTCAAGTTCAGCGTCGAGACGGGCGACAAAGCCACCCGAGCGGGTCCGCTTGCTGCACAGGCAGAAGCAGGGAACGTGGATGTCTTAGAGGGTGATTGGAATGATCCGTTCTTTGATGAATTGACTGTGTTCCCGAACGGTAGCAACGACGACCAAGTTGATGGAGCGTCCCGTGCATTCAATGAGCTGGTGTTGAAGCGCCGTAATATGTTTGAATCCTTATGAGGTCAATATGTCTAGACAAGTGAAGACAACAGGTGCAGCGTTAAGCCGCACACAGAAGCCCGTGACAGCTACGTCAGCGCAAGCTACGGACGGCCTGCAGAATGTCGTCGCTGGTCTGGGCACCGATCGTGATAAGATGTCGTACGGCTCTTATGAGCTGCCGCGCTTACTGCTCCGCCAAGAGCTGGAGAATATGTATCGCAGCAGCTGGCTGGCGAAACGCATTATCAACGCCGTCGCAGACGACATGACCCGCGAATGGCGAACGGTGATCTTTGATGACGATGACGACGAGCGTCAATTCGCTATCGAGAAGGCTGAAAAGAAGCTCCGCCTCCGTCCGCAGATCAATGAAGCACTGCGCCTGGCTCGCTTGTATGGTGGGGCACTGGTTATCATTGGCACCAAAGACAAGGACATGAGCAAGCCGCTCAACCCTGAGACCATCCGCAAGGGTGATCTGCAATGGCTGCGAGTGGTCGAGCGTTGGCGTGTTGCAAGCGGTAGCACACGGACGACAGACCTTGCTTCACCGAACTTCGGTCTGCCCGATACTTACATCCTCGCTGAAAGCACGGTGATCGTGCATCACACCCGCGTCCTCCGCTTCGACGGACAGCGCCTGCCGTACTTTGCATGGATGCAGAACGGCATGTGGCACGACAGTGAGCTCCAGCACGTCATTGACAGCATTATGAACGCCGACACTACATCCAAGGGCATCGCGACGATGCTATTTGAAGCGAATGTGGATGTGGTCACCAGCGAAGGGCTCAGTGATGCCGTTGCTACCAAGGACGGTGAAGCACGGGTGACGAAACGCTTCCAGCTTGCCGCAATGATGAAGTCGTTCAACCGGATGCTCCTCCTGGACGGCGGTGAGACCTACGAGAAGAAGTCAAACCAGTTTGCCAAC